GTCCGCAAGCGCCACCGCATCCCGGTCGAGGCGGCCGACAAGCAGAACAAGGTGGGGTACATCTCGCTGCTCAACGGCGACCTGCACCGGGCGCGCGTGAAGGTGCACCCGACGGACTGCGCCCAGCTCGTCGAGGAGTGGTCGGAGCTCCCGTGGGACGAGGGGCGCACGAAGGAGATGGAGGGCTTCAACAATCACGCGTCCGACGCGACGCTCTACGCGTGGCGGGCCGCGTGCGCCTTCTACGAGCGCGAGGAGACGCCGCCGAAGGATGCGCGCGAGGCCCACCAGCGCCACTGGGGCCTCGACGGCGCGGCCGACGACCTGGAGCGCTCGCGGCTCCAGCAGCTCGAGGAGCAGGCCGCCGACCCGCGCGAGTGGTGGGAGCGCGAGGCATAGCGTCACCGCCTAGGCTTCGGCGGCGCCAACACTGCCGCATCCCTGCGAGCTTGCCGTCGCAACTCCTCGCGCGCAAGGGCGGCGACCGTTCGGCTTCGCGGCAGCCCCCGTGTCTCCGCCACCTCGTCGAGGTCCAGCAGTTCATCGGGCGAAAGCGTCAGCATCACGTGAGGGCGCCTGCGGCCCCCGGTCTCCTGCTCGGCCATCGTGTCCTCCTGCGGCTCGTCGCCGCGTCCGGCCCCAGGCGCACCCGAGGCCGACCGCGATCAGCGAACTCCGATGATAGCCGCGGCCGGAAACAAGTCCTCCTCCGCGCAATCGTCCCAGTCTGCCTCCTCGACGGTGGCACCCATCCAGTTGGCAGCGCCGCTGCTCGTGCCGGTCTCGATACGACGAGTGAGGGTCACCACTCGGTAGAGTTGCCCGTCGTCTCCAGGGACGTAGTCCCCGACGTCCGGGAAGCCGTTACCGCGCTCTTCGATCGTCGCTTCATAGACCGTCATCGTCCCATCCTCCGCGACCACGCTCGCCGCACGAGCCTTGATCGCTGCCTTCAGGTCCGCGGACGATGACGAGACGACGATGATGTCTCGGCCGCTGTCACCCCAGCGCGCCGTGCACTCCCAGTCCTCGAGCCCAAGGCCGCCAGCCACGTCCGCGGCGGCGGCCGCCAGGCAGTCGTCGTGATCCTCGTACTTGCGCGACCCGACCGTCGCCACCTCCACGTCCCGCGACACGGGCCATCCTCGCTCTGCCAAGCGGCGCACCTCGTCGATGCCCCCCGCCGCGCCCACCGCGTCCACGATCTCCGCCGCCAGGTCCGCCACGCTCTCGCTCGTCGCCATCGTCTCATCCTCCCGCAGCGCTCCGTGCGCCGCATCTGAGATGAGTATAGCCAGTGTATATCCACGCGCAAGGGGAATCGTAGCGCGGACACGAAAATAGCGCGCAGCCCGGCTCTGGTGTCAGGGTGCGTGTATGCACTATCGCAACGGGCGCGAGGCGAAGAACGGGAACGACTACTGCAACGGGTCGATCGCCCCGCTCCTCGGAGGGCCTGTCTCAGGCGCGTGCATGTGCGACTGCCTGCACATGGACGACCTGGCGGCCATCCTCGCGGAGAAGGGGCTCGACAAGCGTCCGCCGGGGAAGTGATGCCCTACCCCGACAGCCTCATCGACTTCGTGGACCTGGTCACGAAGATGCGCGCGCTAGGCGTGACCAAGGCGTTCGGGGTGGAGCTGGGCCCCGAGCCGAAGCCGCCGGCCGCCGAGGTGAAGCCGCCTACGCCGGAAGAGCGCAGGCTCGCCCGCATCGAGGCCGCCCGCGACGAGCTGCGCTTGACGCTGGCGCACACCGGGCAGACGTTCACTGACGCGCAGCTCGACGCGATGCTGGACCCGGCGGTGCTGGCGTGAAGGTCAACGACGTCGGCCGCAAGCCGCGCGCGGACAATGACCGCGCCTGGTGGATTCGCCCCGACGGCGAGGTCGAGAACGAGGACCCTCGCGCGCACGAGAAGCTCTCGCGCATCATCAAGAACCTGTCCGACGCCCAGGAGCCGCGCCGGCGCTCGATGCTCGTGTGCGCCTCGATGTACGGTGGGAGCGGGAACATCAACGGGCTGCTCGCCATCGGCGGCCGGACCACGTCGACCAGCATCGGCCCGCGCGCGGAGTCGGGCCTGTCCCTGAACGTGACGCGCAACGTCATCGACGCGGCGACGTCGAAGATTGCGGCGAAGGCCAAGCCCCACCTGACGTACGTCACCGAGGGCGGCGATTACGAGAAGCAGCACAACGCCGAGCAGCTCGAGCACGGCGTCGAGGGCGTGTTCTACAAGCTCGACGCGTACGAGCGCTTCAACCGAGCCTTCCGCGATGCGTGCGTGTTCGGCGACGGACCGCTGCGCATCGAGGCGGACCACGACGCGGGCGAGGTGGCCATGTGCCGCCAGCTGCCGGGGCAAATCATCGTCGACGAGGACACGGACCTCTACGACGGCAAGCCGTGCTCCTGGTACTGCCTGACGCCATTCGACAAGTACCGGCTGGCGCACCTGTACCGCGAGGACGAGGACAAGCACCGGGCCATCCTCGAGCTCTCGGACGACCGCAACGCGTTCGGTAGCTTCGGCTTCCAGGGCCAGGGCCTGCAAGTCTACGTGTACGAGGGCTGGCACGCCCCGAGCGGCAAAGGCGCGGGGGATGGCCGGTACGTGAAGGCCGTGGGCGGCTGCACGCTCGAGGATCGTCCGTGGGACGGAGGCCGCAACGGCAAGCCGCCGTTCGCGATCTTCCAGTGGTCCGAGCCACTTGCCGGCTTCTACGGCCAGGGCATCGCCGAGCAGGGCCGCCCCATCCAGGCGGAAATCAACGCCATCGTACGCCAGATCCAGAACGGCCACCACCTCATCACGGGGCAGTGGCTCGTCGAGGCGAACTCCAAGGTTATCGCCTCGCACATCAACAACGACCTCTCGCGCATCCTCCGGTACTTCGGGACGAAGCCGGAGTACAGCGCGCCCGTCATCATCAGCCCCGAGGTCTACGCGCACCTTTGGCAGCTGGTCGCCAAGTACTACGAGCTCGCGGGCATCAATCAGCAGACGGCGCAGGCGCAGAAGCCTGCCGGGCTCGACTCGGGCGAGGCCCAGCGCGTGTACGCGGACCAGCAGACCGAGACGCTGCTCGACAAGGGCCAGCGGTTCGAGGCGTTCGTTCGCGAATGCGGGCAGCTCGTCACCGATGCGGCGAAGGACCTGGCCGACAAGGGCGCGTACGAGGTGCGGGCCGCGGCAGACGACGCGTTCGAGACCATCGACTGGCGCGAGCTGGACGACCCCGACGGCTACGAGCTGCGCGTGGCGCCGACGTCGAGCCTGCCGGGTACGCCGGCCGCGAAGATTGAGCTCGGCTACGACCTGATGAAGCTCGGCGACTTCGACACGGGCGATGTCATGGAGACCATCGGCCTGCCGGACATCACCCAGAAGATGCGGCTGAAGATGGCCAGCCGGAAGCTCGTCGAGAAGAAGGTCGGCGAGATGCTGCGCCTCGGGCGCGCGTGGGCGCCGACGCCGTTCATCAACCTGGACGAGGCCATCGCCATCGGCCGCGACATGCTGAACCTCGCCGAGAGCAAGGAAGTCCCGGACGACAAGCTCGAGGTGGTGCGGCAGTTCCTCCAGGCGTGCGCGCAGATGAAGCCTCCGCCCGCCCCGCCGCCCCAGCCCATGGCCCCGGGCGTGGCCGGCATGATGGCCCCCGGAGCTCCAGCCCCCGCGCCAGGTGCGCCTGCCGCGCCCGCGCCGCCGCCCGTACCGCAAGCCGCCTGAGGAAGCATGCCCGAAGCCGCCCCCCCTGCCCCTGTCGCACCCGCCGCAGCCCCCGCGACTCCGAAGCCGCCGCCCGGTGGCGCTCCTCCAACCCCTGCGCAAGGGGCCCCCAGCGCCAAGCCCCCGGGCGGCGACTCCGCAGCCGCGTCCGACCCCAATGCCCCGCCGGCCCCCGCGAAGGCCAAGGATGCGGCAGCCCTCGCCCGCGAAGCGTTCGCGCTGCGGCAGGAGCGCAAGGCCGTACGCGCGAAGGAGCAGGAGTGGACCAAGGAGCGAGAGGCGCTCGCGGCGCAGGCTAAGGAAGCCGAGACGCTCAGGAACGAGCTCGCGGCGGCCAAGGCGGACCGCGAGGCGTTCCTCAAGGACCCCATCGCCTGGGCGCAGAAGCATGGCGGCGCGAGGGCCGAGCAGGCGAT